ATGAGTCCGACATAGAGATTGAAATGCGTCTTGGAAAGCATAACGGTTCCCTATTCGATACGAATGTTGGTAAGGATAGTTGGAAGCAGGTTCTAGCTGGACTGAAGAAGTATGATGGATGGGAATCAACCAAAACCACTATTTCTGACGTATTTTATAACGATGCTAACAGTGTCCGAATTACATGCGATGAAGACAGTGGTGATCAGACTATGATTCAGAAAATCAATGTCATAAAGCAAGATTTCAAGAGAAATCCCCTCGATGTTCGTTTTTGTGTTGCTCGAGAAATACCCACCATGGGTGAATACGAAATGGATCGAAAGAGAACTAAGACTCGTCACTCGTTTGTACGCAAAAATTTGAGCATTGATATGACTATCAGTAGTGGCGACCACGTCGATATGGACTCAGAGGAAGAGGCTACGTATCAAATTGAGTTTGAAATTATTAAACCCTCCGATGTCGATTCAATCTATAAATTCCAAAATATTCTTCAGAAGATTGATGATCTCTGTAAATTAATTCCACAGTAATAGTAACGATGATCTACATCTGGTTACTTCTCATGGTATTGGCTCTGATGTTTGAACGCCCAAGCAAGTCTAATGAGGTTGAAGGATCGAAGTATTTCTATCTCAGTGACGGCGCATCTAGGGATGTTTATCTCAAAATGCACGAAGATAACATAGGAGACAATGCGTTGAAGAGATTTGTCCATATGGAGGATGACTTTCTCCAATTAGAGGAAAAATCTGTGTGTTCTGGCATACCTCTCATAGTTCAAGCTAGTATAATTTCTAATAAAATAAAAGATGCATTTCCACACTACAACTTTTCTTATCATACCAAACACTTAAAGCAAATTGCAGAACCGAATAAAACCATTAACAGAAAAATTAGATGTTGAAGAGGTCACTATTTAACATTTTGAACAAATTACACAACATCAATTTGTGTTCAGGACTTTTTATATAATCAAAATTGTCTAGTATCGATATGATAAGTTTGTTATCATCATCATCTTGACGACTATGAAGCTCACATGGACAAGAAGAATTTCGACTACTCCTTATGTAGTCTGCAATTGTATATATAATCGCATCTAAAAGTTCTTCTTTTGCCATCTCCATCCATGAATTTTGTTGGGTTCCCCAAGTTCTTGTATCGTCATCTACTCTAACCCCATGATTATATCTTTTCAATCCTAGCTGAAGCCGCTCCAACAGTTCTTCGGATATTCCCATTTTGTTTAATATTAGCTCGAAACTTTAACCAATATTTCTTATAATCTGACATCTTTTTATTAGATGGTGGATTCTTCTGGTTCATGATGTAGTTGGCTGCTGCACGACGGTAATCGTTGCGCATATTGAGGGGAATACCATTAACACCGGTACTTTTCATGAGATAGTTTCTCTCGAGTTCCCTTTGCCTTTCCATCTTCCATTGACCTACGACACGTTTTTTCATCTCATTGATATTTTTCTTAAATGGAATACCCATCTTATTACCATTTGTTATAGCATTAAGTGCAGACTTCATATTACGTGCATCCTTATTAATATTGGGATTGTACCGTTTCATCCACTTGTTTCCGTACAACTTTTCGATATCCTTACGAATAGACTTTTCATCTAGACCACGCTTCTTTATCACGTCGGATTTCTTTTCTGTACGCTTTTTGTTTGCGACGTTGCGACGTACATCCATTTTAGTAGGTTTGGGTTTTTTTACAGGTGACGGGGCATTTCGTATGGTATTACGAGCCTTTTCGATGAGCTTGCACAGATCTTCACGTTTTTCTTTACCGTCGAGTTTAATTTTCAGAATCGAAGCAATACGAAGTAATTCAATCTTGGACTCATTTTTGCATATACGAGCCCCTATCTTGAATTTATTACCAGTTCCGGAAAGCTTTTTGTTTTTGTTTTTGTTTTTGAACGTCACATTCTTATTACCCGATGCATTCTTAATTTTACGGCAAATTTCTGCAACTGTAGCAGTTCTAGTACCGTTTTGTGTTTTGACTCTAAAATTAACTATACCCATACTTTTCGCCATTTTAATGACATCAGCCTTTTTCATACGCGAACAAACCGTTTTGTCGTTAGCCTTAGTCTTAGGTTTGGCTTTCTTAGCTTTGGGCCTAGAGGCTTTTACACCTTCAGAAAACACACCTGTGATTGTGATCTGTCCATCAGTGTGTAGAGACTGTACAAAATTTTTCGCGAAATCGTATGCTCGCAACAGATCGGCAGGATTTTGAGCACCCGATATTTGTACATTTCCACTAACGGAGAGTATAAGCTTAGTATCTCCGAAGTAAGCATACAAGAATGGAGATAGTTCCGGTTCGTATGTGACACGAGTCATACCATAACGCCTAAACTTTGCAGCAATTGAATCCATCTTGAAGGTGCCATTTACTCTAAATGAACCACTCAAGTTATTATACGCGATTGGATTATTAAAGATTTGGTTACCATCAGTGTAATTACTGATAACAAAACGACGGATAAGCTCGGGTTGATTCGCTATGTTGGTACCTATGAATCCACTTGAGAAACGAATCTTACCGTTTTTATATATGTTGAAAGTGACACCTTTACTCTCAGTATCATTAGAAATTTGCATTTTTATTTGAACACTCGCAAACTTTTTTGTGAGATCCCCCTTAGGACCGAATTCCCTCGTGTGTGAGAATCCAGTTTTAAACTGACCATAAATACCGTTTAAAGTGGTAGTGTCTATATAAAGACCTTCCCCGATAGGTGTTTTACCGAGGGGTGGTTTCATAAGAATAGTTTTAAGATTTACAACAGTGTCTTTAGGACCAAAACCAGATTCTATGTTGGCGTTAAACATACTTGGATTTAATTTGGTTATTTCAAATGAAGGTGCAATGTAAGCTAGAGAACTATCGTTAAATGTAGTTTCACCGAGTGCCTTTTTGAAGGCATTCTCATTTATCCCTTTGAACTCATTTGCGAGTGGATCACTCGTGAGATTTTTCTGAAGACGTTCAGGTATCCTCATTTGTCGGGGAGGAGGTCGAGGTGGAGTCCTAAATGCACTGTAGGCTGGGCGTGCTTGGGCGCGTTCGGCGCGTTCGGCGCGTATCATTTCCATTTCAAGCTCCCGTGCAAAAGCATTATTATTCGAGTTTGGACTCTGAACTTCTACACCAGATCGACGCACAAATTCTTTGACCGACTGGCTCATATTACTATTGGGAAGGATTTTTTTTTAGGTGTCGTCTGTGAATGTTAGATCATCGCTGACCACATCTAGACCATAAATGATAGGTTGATGTTTGTAGAGGCGTCCCTTATACTTAACTGTTTCATTCCTAACCTCAATTTCCCTAGAACTGAAAGGTCCTGCATAGAAATCCTGGTGAAACTTGTGATTACCAAGATTGTTTTCACGACAGTGTTGGTTGAACTTGGCAACAAACTCCTTTTGTGGGACGAAGAGGTCATCATCAAAGTTAATGTAGGTAGATTCAAGGAAGTTTGTAAGACTACTCGCTACCATGGCCACCTGTTTCTGAATCTGCTTGAAATACGACGGTACAACATTCCATATATCCTTATTTCTGTATTTGTTAGAGAAGTCTAGATAAGCACGCACACACTTTAACAGGATAATAGGCATTTCAACGTGAAGCTTTTCGTCGAGTTGAGGATCTGCATCTTGCACCTGGCGGCTAAAGTTCCACGGTAAGATACGACGAAGCACTGAACCTGAATTGTCTTTCCAATTGGGTACCTCATTCCCACCTAACACCCCTGGTACCTTCCACTCTATAGATACCGCAGTCTTGTTCTTAACAGCTACAGACACATCCTCACCCGATACGATAGATTGAAACTCCGCTTGTTCGAGGGCGAGATCACCTTTAACTTCAGGCGCAATGAACATGAAAGAATCCTTAATGGCAGAGAGACCGAACTTCTTCTCAATGTTATTTGAGAGTGTTCCAACATCCTCGTTCTCATAGAACTTCTTGAAAACTTTTGTAATCAACGTACTCTTACCAGACCTCGCAATACCCTTGAAAAATGGAATGACTTGCCAACCATCTAGATCACCTACATCAAAGCAGAGACGACCACCCATTACATATGCCCAGTTGCATACATCATCATCGAACTTCTGATATTTTAGAATGGAATCAAACCAAGGTGTTGGAATTTTCGTCCAATCATCGAGATGTGAGAAATTGTCAAACTGCTGATCAAAGTACTTACAAGCAACAATACTAGGATCTAGACATGCATACTTATCACTCTTGTATGGATAAAACTGACAATCATATACACCTCTATCTGGTATCCATTCCTTACCTACAAAAACACCATTCTTAAATGCCCACACCTGTCGTCGCTTGTTAATTTCAGGGAACTGTGCATCATTACACTTCGTAATATTATCGATAACATCACGGAAAATAGACCCCTTACTTGTGAAATGCTTCCAATTTACAAAGTTACTCTCCTTCCTTGGCAAAGAATATACAAATTCTTCAATTGTAAAAATTGGATTCCAAGCACGAGTTCTAAAACCCTCAACAGTCTTAATTTCTTCACAACAATGACCCTTGTACCTTCTGTATCCAGCCCTGTAGGCTTCCTTCAATGAAAGCATCAAACATTTCTGAAATGGTGTCGATTTCTCAACTTCCTCTTCATCCATAGTAGAAGGATCCGTATAAACCGAAACCTGTGGTAAAGCTGTTGGGGCAATCACACGCTCATATGAAATCTGGTGACGACGAACATTTTCAAAACCATCCTCAATTTGAAGAATAATATTATTGAGCCTCTTATTGATCGTTACTTCATCGTCATACTTATAATCCTTAATATGCATATGTACATGATTGTTCAATTCAATCAGAAAGTTAATCATACGATTCTTAATTCCACGGATAGCCATAATGTCAATTTGATCTGGTTTAGGAATGTCATCATCATAAAAGTTATCGGGATGTATGAACTGCCTGTAACCTAACTTTGTAGCACGTTCCATGCATGGTGAATACCCATCGAGGTTCATGAGGTACCACCTAAACTCAAACTCTTCTATTACATGTAAAATCTGTTCTTCATTCATTGACTGGATGTTCTGTTTCTGCAACTCCGTGAGTGCATTATACAAGTTTGGATCCTTATCAATGAAGTGAGTTTCTCTCATCTACCGTATATACAATTTTATTCCTTAAGCGGAATTTATCTTACTCAACATCTTTATGAGAATTTTATTTTGGGTCTGGAGTTGGCTGGCAATATTAACTAGAGCTGAGCATACCGTGTCACCATCCTCTGTGGCTAGAAGAGATGTTATGATATCGGCCATGTCTAGAGTTTCACCATCGTCCTCATCCTCTTCAATTATCGAAAGATCCTCGCTCTCATCATCGGTAATAATTTCCCCTTCTTCAATCTCATTATCATCAGGCTGTGTCGACATTTAATGTCAACTGAGAAAAATCCAAAGAAAAATTGCCGCGTTCTACTGAAATTATTTTCTCTGTATACAGTACAACTACTCTCAAAATGGCCGGCGGTCTTATGCAACTCGTCGCGTACGGTGCCCAGGATGTTTACCTTACTGGTAACCCTGAGGTAACTTTTTACCAGGCCAAATACAAGCGCCACACTAACTTCGCGATGGAGAACATCGAGCAGACCGTTAACGGTACTGCCGCCAACTCCGGTCGCGTTTCTGTCACTATTGCTCGCAACGGTGATCTTGTCGGTGACATGTACATCCAGCTTAAGTCTCTCACTTCCAACACTTCTACTTCCCACGCCACCGACGATTGCAACTGGGTCGCTGAGCGTGCGATCAACAACGTCGAGTTATCAATTGGAGGACAAAGGGTTGACAAGCACTACCAGAAGTGGTGGAGGCTTTACTCCGAGCTTTACCTCGATGAGTCCAAGAAGGCTACCTGGGGTAAGATGACCACTGGTAGTTCCACTGTCTATCTCCCTCTTATTTTCTTCTTTAACCGCAATCCTGGACTTTTCCTCCCACTAATTGCCCTGCAGTACCATGAGGTACGCGTTGATATTGACCTCGCGTCTGACTTCAATACATACCTTGATACCAATGTCTTCAAGGTCTGGGCCAACTACGTCTACCTTGACACCGAGGAACGTCGTCGTTTCGCCCAGAAGGGCCACGAGTACCTCATCGAGCAGGTCCAGCACACTGGTTCTGACACCGTTGAGGCCGCTTCCCAAAAGCAGGTCCGCCTCTCCTACAACCACCCCGTGAAGGAGCTTGTGTGGTGCTTCGCCAACTCCGCCGACAGGGAAGGTCTCTGGAACTTCTCCAACGCGGCCGCTGATACTGTCATCCTCGAGTCCAACCCCACCGTCGGAGTTCAGTCCAACTGCTACGTGCCCGTCTCCGACCTTGGCACCCCCCTCTTCGCCGCGGCGGACTCCACGAAGCTTTTCACCGAGGAGGCTGTCGGTGCCCTTGATACCTTCAAGCTCGTCCTTAACGGTCAGGATCGCTTCAAGGAACAGGAGGGTAAGTACTTCAACCAGGTTCAAGCGTACAACCATCACTCCGGTAACCCCTGCCCCGGTGTGTACTCCTATTCTTTCGCCCTCAAGCCCGAGGAGCACCAGCCTACCGGTACTTGCAACTTCTCCCGCATTGATAATGCCCAGGTTGCTGTCAAGACTACCGCCGCCTCTCCCACCACCATGCACATGTTCGCCACTAACTACAACGTCCTCAGGATCCAATCCGGTATGGGTGGTCTGGCCTTCTCCAACTAAATACTCATACGTAGTATTTTAATAAAATAGCATAAAAATTCATATTTTAAGATACCCAAATACCTTAAAATGTGATAAAGAATAATACCATTTTGATAGTAGTACCATGATAGTTGTCCCAAAGTGTATGTACATTCTTGCACGACGTCGTACCTATCGACAACGGAAAAAGGTTGAGAAAAAACCATGTATGAAGAACCCAGATGCACTTTCATGTGCGATCCGTCATAGAAGGTGCTTAGAGTGTCCGTATAATAACTTTTTCAGACCCGATAGACCCATCAAGAATGACCCTCCATGAAGAATATGGCATCGTCTAACGATGAGTACGATGGAGATGGAGTGGATATGGGAGTTTTGTAGCCCTTTTCATTTATAATTTTAGAGGCCGTTTCCTCATTGATTAGTTTTTTAATTCTATTTCTTTCATCGTTGAGTTCAATAATTCTTTTTGCACTATGTGTGAACGAATGGTTGTATAAACCTTTGTGATTTAAAAGTCTCAACATCTCCCTAAAGTCCCAAATTCCACGATTGATATCTTTTAATTCTCCTTTGTGTGATGTATCAAACTCTAACTCACACAAAAGGTTATATTCATTTTTTATATTTACGAGACTTTCTTTCCCGTCTATCATTTCAATTTTCAATTCGAGAATGGTAATTTTATCTATTAGATCACCGTTTGATATTTCAACTTTCATTAAAGAAATGACGTATTTAAACTTTATATATGATCAAGCGACTTCTCGACCTTTTTATTAAAGTGGATAAACCCATGTTGGGTCGATGGGCACCCAAAACATGTCATGAACTCAAGACCTCTATAAATTCTGTGTATCAAAATAGGGACCACTGTGGCGACGTTATATGCAAAACCCCAAAGAAAGCTTCTGAATATAAAGATAAGCGCGATAAGTAACTATGTATGATATTTACACCGATGGGAGCAGTTTGGGAAATCCTGGACCTTCTGGCTGGGGTGTGGTCAGTGATAGTTTTAAGCTTAGTGCTGGACAACCTAATTCAACAAATAATCGGATGGAGATGACAGCTATTTTGAGAGCTCTTCAAGAGTGTGTGAAGAGAGATATTCAAGAAGTTCGTATATTTACGGATAGTAACTACGTGAAACAAGGAATAAACGCATGGATTATAAAATGGAAACAAAATGGATGGATGACATCTGCGGGTGCACCCGTAAAAAATAAGGATTTGTGGATTGCTGTTGATGAAATGCGTAATAAATTGAAAGTAGTTGAGTGGCGATGGGTAAAAGCCCATAATGGCGACCCTAAAAATGAAGAAGCTGATAAATTAGCCAGGGAAAGTGCTAAAAATATATCCACGTAAAATATACCATGAGTGTTCAAAAGCAAGACGAACACTGTGAGTGGTGCGAAAAACAAGAAAAGTTGCTTATAAAATGGGCTGAAAAAGCGGCTGGTTACCGCTGGTTGCATAATCATGCACGCCTATTCTACAAGAAACAGAATGATTGGTTGTCTTATCCTAGTATAGTAATAGCAAGTATAACGGGTGTTGGTGGTTTTGCCGTCCTAAATCCAAGTGGGAATGAAGATGTATCCGACGATACCAAGAATAATATAATGATCATTCAGTATTTCTTTGCCTTCCTAAATGTTTTGGGTGGTATACTCACATCTATCAGTAAATTTAGTCAGTCTCTACCTCTATCTGAGGCACACTCGGCTATGTGCGTGCAGTGGTCAAAGTTCTATAGGTCTATTGATATGGAAATATCACTCGATGTTAAACACCGCTCAGAAGTTGTTGAGTTTCTTATGAAATCTAGGGAAGACTATGATAAGTTACTTGACGACGCACCAGATATACCGGCTATATCGATTCAAGCATTCATGGTTCAGTTTCCAGAAAAGGAAAATAAACCCGATGTTTGCAATGGTTTGAGTATAGTTGTAAGTGATGACGCAGCGTCTGTGACTGGTTCCCAGCGTGCAGTTTCTCGCTGGCTTGGTGCATTAAAAAATACAACCAGGCGAAAAAGTGGAGATATGGATGAACTCACGCGAGTATAATTTTATGTGTCTATACTAAATGAAAGCGGCCGCATGGAATATACTCACCATTACTCTCATGTATGGACTTCTATATAGTCAGATGGGACCTCAAAGTTTTGACTTTAAAAGTCCCCTTGATGCATTTTACTTTGCGTTTACTACTATGAGCAGTGTGGGTTATGGTGACATTTCACCAAAGACAGACGCAGCAAAGCTTCTCGTCATGTCACAACAATTCTTAATTATGACTGAGTTGGCTAAGGTTATGAAGTTATTTTAATTTCGATATCGTATAAATAGCTAGTAAAGTGTGCACAATATAATAGACAATGTTATAGTCGTCTAATGCCAATATACGCTTGATTTGTAAAATGGAAAAGACGTCATATAATTGTCTATTTTCGTCTATACCACATTCGTTATTGTATATGGGCATGAGAAAGCATGATTGTTCTTTATTAGGGTTGATAATTCCCTGTGCGATTAATCCAGCACTACCTAATAAAAGAGCGTACAAAATCCGCGGATCTTTGAAAATAAATGGTCCCAGATATATGAAAACAGTGGCGACGTTGTGAAAATAATGTAATATGTTATGTTCTATGGGCACTTTCTTTTTACATGGATAGTAATACTTATCTAACGCGTAAAAAACTAAACCCAAGAATAATATAAGTATCATCGCTCTTGAATTATAGGAATATTTTTATCCTGTATCGAATTGAATGCACTTTCTGATAGTATAAAATGAGAATTGAGATTATCAGTCATATGACTCACCGATTTAACAGCTAGAGAAGAACCGGTATTTAAAATCCAACTTAGTATAACTGCACTCGAAGAGCACTCGTGATCATTTGCAATTTTACATATTTGTTCATCTACGAGTGCATCTTTTGACATGGGGCTATAAGCCATGATGTTGATCATATTTTTATCACAGTACTCTCGTAGTTCATTTTGCTGAAAATACGGATGTAATTCGATTTGATTTATGGCCGGTTTCAAGTGTTTTATTTTTTCAAGGTGTTCAATCTTAAAATTGGAAACTCCTACATTTTTACATAAATTTCCCTCGAGTTCTTTCATTTTTGAAAATACGGTGAGAACATCCGCGTCAAAACGTTCCCCATCTTTATACACCACTGGCCAATGAACGAGATACATATCTAAGTAATCAACTTGAAGGGCATCGATACTTGTTTGACATGCATCCTTGACACTGTCATGTTGATCATTCCAGAGTTTTCCTATGATGAAAAGATCTTCACGGGTACATATACCTTCGTTTATACACTTCCTAATCTCCTTGCCGATCATGACCTCATTTCCGTAAAAATGGGCACAATCGAGGGTTCTGTATCCATACTTAATAGCTTCATACACATCACCTTCTTTTGCACCACATGTTCCATAGGCAATTTTGTGCATTTCTGATAAATTTGGAAACATCATGCGATTAATACAGGTTTTATTTAATCCATAACACAGTGCGTCATTTTCAACACCCACCGTATCATCTACAAGATTTTCACCGAATGAAAAATGAACCTGACCATTTTTTACACTCTTATCGTTGTACATGAATTTAAACAACTCAGACAATGAATCACATCTGAACATTTTTGGTAAATGAAATGTATCCGAAAATTGTTTATGAATATTGATGAGTTTATCATCGTGAATATCTAAAACGTGTCCAACATGTGAAGCACCAATCATACCCACATTTACAGCTTCCCCGTGATAATATTCATCTTTTGAAACATATTCTAAAGCGTGACCATATTGATGTCCATACATGAGAATAGGATGGAGTTCCCATGGATCGTTTCGTATGTGTTCAATCTTAGCTTGAATAGTTTTCATTACGTTTGAGAACATGTCATCCTCTGAAAGTGTGAAATTTTCACAAACTGCGTGTTTAATAATTTCAGCGTAACCATCCCATATAAAACGCTCATCTAACGTTTTCAGAAAGTCATAATAAATGTATATATTAGATGGAACTTTATAGCATCCAATTTGATTCTTTCCATGTTCTGTGTTCAGTGCTTGTTTATATGATATACACGCGTCTGTCATGGCGAGAAGTGTTGTCGGAAAGCTGATAAACTCGATACCTCTCTTGTACGTTCCAGCTATAAAACCAGCGAGATTACTTACAGATCCACCCCCCACAGAAACGATAACCGTGTGTGTATCCATTTCATGTTTTCCCATTTCATCAACAAATTTCGAATAATACGAGACATTTTTGAACTCGTCTTTAGCTTCAACCTCAAACACAATACCATCTATCTTTGGAATCCCATACAATTCTTTCACCTTTGTATCAATGAACAATACGACGCGATGTTTTATTTGTTCAATGACACTTTTCCAATCAGAAATGGTTTCAACAGTACATATATTCTCAACTTGCCTGTTAATTATAATCTTCATGTACTATATATGAATATACTCCTATTTATTCTGGTGATCATTCACGCGATTTGGATCATAGCTTTCCAAACGTTTGGGTTATTCATACTACCCAGAAAAATGTATTATGTGTATCCACTCGCCTGCGCGCTCGTGAGTCTTCATTGGATCGTGTTCGACAATAAATGTATTTTATCGGTCCTAGAAAACAAGGTATCGGAGGACAAAAATGGCAACGATGACACATTTGTATATAATGCTATACACGACAATCTCGGTATCCCCATATACGATCAAAAAAGGTTTCAGCATACGATGATGACCTTAAGCTTTTTGTATGTTGCGTACTTGTACCGTAAAGATCCCAAGATTCTAACACTGTGTCTCGCGTGTCTGTATCTCAATAGATGGGATGTATGGTCTAAAAATTTTCTATAAATACAGTATGAGCGATTGTCAAAGGTAACTATGATGATGTGGTTTAAAGACTTGACACCCTTATACAATGTGTTATACACAAAGGTCAGTAACATGATCAATTGCACCGGTTCTCATAGCTCAGTTGGTTAGAGCGTGGTGCTTATAACGCCAAGGTCGCGGGTTCGAGCCCCGTTGGGAACATCTTTTAGAATGAGTTTTCCTCATTGTAAAAGATAAGACTCGATATTTACCATGGATAATCCGAATACCGCGTTTTTATAATAGGGACACCCTTGTCATACACATAAGAGCATATTCCATATCTGTCTAGTCCATCGTGTCTTGAAAAACTCCCTCGACACGGACCTGTATCTCATACTATACTAAATCGTCATTTTAATTTCCTTATTACGTAGAATAAAAAAATCAAGAATAAAACCACACTTATATAGTCAAATACGACTTTGAGACGGTCAAACCCAGGTTGTGCCTGTTTATCGAGTTTTAAGGGTTTAAACATCAATTTATCCAGTATATAGTAGGTCTCCCCCCATCCTGATTTCGCATTTTCGGTTTCCGTAAATATCTGATAAGCCAATGGATACATATACGTGTACTTAGACCAAGTTCTATTGTGTTCGAAATCTACGTGACCCATCATAAATTTACGGTGTATCGCACTATCCATATACTTTTTATTGTAAATCGCAGCCTGTGAACATGTCGTGTATAATAATCGCTGATGGTTATTGTGAAGAAGAATATCAATAGGTGACGGTATTGAAATCGGACCCAAATTATATATTTCTGGGTCGCGCTCATTCAAAAATGTGCGCAGATTATTCACGACGGTGGGATCCCTGATGCGTTCATCAAACTCACAATCATCTTCAAGTACCATAATTCTAGAATACCCCTGATCAAGTGCATGTTTGAATACATTTTTTAGGGCATCCTCTAGATCGTAGTTAGGTTTATTGACTCTCAGGTTCTTCTCACATTTTTTGTATCCTCTGTTGTACTGAATCACAACCTTTGATGTAATTTTGGCATTTTCAATTTGTCGTAGTATTTGTTCTTCTCGTTTGGAGTTTTCCATGAGTAAAACATATGTACACTCTATTACACCATCATAATTGCCTTTGTCGATTGTATATGATTTTGTATAATAACAATCGCTCATATTGTATCTACAGAAAATTTTTAGACCATACATCCCATCTATTTTCCGTATCATTACTGGGTATGAAATATATAAACGAACTTAAAGATAAGACAGTAGATACTAATATATCCGCTCCTATGGTGTAGTTGGT